GCCTTCCCGACCGGCAGTGAGCTTACCATCTACCGCGACACCCCGAAGGACGCGCCTCTAGTGAACTTCGCGGACACGGCCTCGCTGACTGAAATCAGCTTGGACACGAACGCGCGGCAGGCGGTGCACATCGCAGCCGAGAGCAATGACGGACTGGCTACCGCCGTGGACAGTGTCTCGGAGATTGCCAACTTCGTGCAGAACGCGAGCGACTTCGCGGATGCGGCCGAGGCTTCGTCCATCGCTGCGGACGCCAGCGCCGATGCGGCTACTACCAACGGTGCCGCGCAGGTCGCGCTCGCTACCACGCAAGCCAACAACGCTGCGGCTTCGGCACTGGCTGCCAACGACAGCGCCATCGCTGCGGACGCTTCGGCGGATGCCGCTGCCGCCTCTGCCGCGAGCATCGCGGGCGGGCCTGTGGCTAGCTGGGCCGGCCTCACCGACACCATCACCCAAGGCGAGGCCATCGCGGCCATCGGCGCGGACATGCCCGTGAGCACGGCGCAATCAGCGGCCATCCTGACGTTGCAGAACCTGTACCCCATGACGGGCGTGCGCTTCAACTTCGTGTCCGCTACTCAATGCGACCTCGTGCCGTATGGCTCCTGGGGTGCCGGCTTCCTGTGGATCAACGGCGTTAACCGCCAGATCACGACCGCCGTTCAGTTATCCAACTCCGGCCTTGCGGCGAGCACCGTGTATAACGTATTCGCCTACTGGGCCGGTAGCGCTGTTGCCCTTGAGGCGAGTACCACGGGCTTCACCTTCAACGCCAACGGGATGCCTCAGAAGACAGGCGACGCTACCCGAACCCTGGTCGGTCGTTTTCAGACCAACGCCTCTACGCAGTTCTCCGACAACGCTGTGACGCGGCTTACCCTCTCGTACTTCAATCGCCTGCCTATCGAAATCAACAGCGCCCAAGGCGTCAATCAGGTTACTAACTCTACGACCATGGTGTCGGTGATCCCCACGGCAGACTTCGTGTGCTGGGGCGACAAGGGCTTTTGGGCCGCCGTGACGCTCATCCTGAGCAATGACTCGGCGGGTGCCGTGACGTTCACCAATCTGGCCTTTGACGCCCTGACGACTGAGTTGTTCACGCGGGGTTATATGTATGCCTCCGTTGCCGGCGCCTTCGGCACAGGCATCGCCACAGGTCCCTTCGTGCCGTCCAGCGGCAAGCACACACTCATCGGCGAGATGTCCGTCAACAGCGGCACCGCAACCTGCTACGGTGGTTCGTCCATTCGGGCGCTCATAGAGCACTAACATGAAACAGGAAATGATTCAAGAAGCCGTAAAGGCTACCCCTTCGGGGGCCGTCCTCGGCCTCACCTTCTTCGGCGTTCCGCTGGATGAGTTGATGCAGATCATGGCCTTCGTGTTTCTGGCACTCCAACTCTTCTTCTTGCTGAAGGAAAAGGTATACGACCGATGGAAGAACAAGAAGAAGGGCTAGGCCCTATTGCGATCCCCGAGAAGCGTGCAGACGAGACCAAGCTGGGCTCCCTGCACGGCGTGGTCGCCGAATACTTGACGCTGGCTATCGCTAGCGGCAACTGCCCGCCCGCCCTCATCGGCGCGGCGATCACGTTCCTGAAGAACAACTCCATCACCGCCGACGCTGCGACTAACACCAAGCTATCCGCTCTCAAGGAGACGCTTGCGGGCAAGCAGCGCCGAGGCGGCGGGCTCACCAAGCCTGCCATGCAAGAGGCGCATGACGCCTTCGCGGACTTGATGGGCAACATGGGCCTCCCGCAGTGAAGGCCCGCGAGGACGCAACAGCAGCGGCCCAGCGGTGGGAACTTCTAGAACTTGTGCAACAACACTATGCGGACTTCATCCCGTTCCTTGAGGACGTGATGGAACTGCTGGGGTTCAGCACAACGGAAATCCAGAAGGACATCGCTCGGTTCATTGCCTATGGCCCTCAGCATCTGATGGTCATGGCGCAGCGGGGGCAGGCAAAGACGACTATCGTCGCCGCCTACGCAGTGTGGGCACTGATCCACAATCCTCAATGGCGTGTGCTAGTGGTCTCCGCTGGCGGCACGCAGGCGAACGACATCGCCATTCTCATCATCCGGCTCATCATGAACATGGATGCGCTGGAGTGCATGCGCCCTGACAAGCTCGCCGGGGACCGCACATCGAACGAGAGCTTCGACATCCATCACTCCCTCAAGGGTGTGGACAAGTCGCCCTCTATTACGTGTATGGGTATCGGCGCGAACATGCAGGGCAAGCGTGCGGACTTGCTCATCCCGGATGACGTTGAGAGCACGAAGAACGCAACGACTCCCACCGAGCGTGCCAAGCTGGCGCACTTGGTGAAGGACTTCCCTTCCATCGCCAACGCCGCGTGGTCGCGCATCCTCTGGATGGGCACGCCGCAGACGATGGAGTCCATCTACAACAGCTTGCCAGCCAAGGGCTGCACCGTGCGCATCTGGCCGGGGCGTTACCCTACGCCCGAGCAGGCGCAGCACTACGCCGGGCACCTCGCCCCGCTGATCCTTGAGCGCCTCGCGCGTAAGCCGCACCTCGCCACTGGCGGGGGCAGCGACCGCACGCAGGGCCAGCCCGTGGACGAGCAGCTTCGAGACGAAGAGGCCTTGCAGAAGGTTGAGCTACAGCAGGGTACGCCCTACTTCCAGCTTCAGCACATGCTGAACACGGCGCTCATGGACAGCATGCGGCATCCGCTCAAGACCGAGCAGATCGTCATGCTTGCGCCGAGCGAGGTGTGGCCCCTTCAGATCATCCGGCACCCGGACCAGACGAGCCTGCGGGACAAGCAGGTCGGGGACTTCGCCTTCAAGGTGAAGCCTACGCTGAGCGTCAGCACGGAGGTAGCTCGCCTGCAATCCTGCTGGGCGTACATCGACCCCGCTGCGGGCGGCGCTAACGCTGACGAGACGGCCTACGCCGTGGGTGGCTTCCTTAACGGGAACGTCATCATCCTCGAAGTCGGCGCCGTCCCTGGCGGTTACGATGAGTTCAAGCTGGAGGAGCTAGCCAAGCGCATCGCCAAGTACAAGCTCGATGGCTGCCGTATCGAGAAGAACATGGGGCACGGTGCGTTCCGCGCAGTGTTCGCCCCTATCCTCGCCAAGCACATCCAGTGCATGTGCGATGACGACCTCGTTACCGGCATGAAGGAAGGGCGTATCATCAACGTGCTAGCGCCCGTCCTGGGCCGGGGCTCTCTCGTCATGAGCGAGTCCTGTGTGCATGATGACGCGCGGGACATCGAGCGTTACAGCCCGAACCTGCGCCTGACGTACAGCCTGTTCTACCAGCTTGCGCATATCTCGAATGTGCGTGACTCCCTGGTGCATGACGATAGGCTCGATGCGCTCGCCGGCTTGGTGCACATCTTCGTCGAGGCCCTAGCTAAGGACCAAGCGAAGGAGGTCGAAAGACTTCGCAATGAAGCATGGCAGAAGCAGATCAGTGATCCGCTCGGCCACAACCGTTACGGTACGACTGTAACACCCACCGCCCATCAAGGGCTTTTGCAACGACGCGGTTCATCTGCCGGCCTACTGGCCCGCCGTTCCGCACATTCAAGGAGTCGCTAATGCGAGTCGAAACTCTCCCCTCCCCTGGTCCCATTGGCGTCGGCCTGGAACTCCGCAACAAGGCAGCCTCTGCCATCAGCTACGTTGAAGTCGTGGCCGCGCGTACTGCCAATGGCAAGAGCGACACGGCCAAGAGCCTTGGCGCCTTCTTCGCTGCGTGCAAGACCGCGTGCGACGCCGTGACCGACACGACCGTGCCGACTGTTACGGCCCGCCAAGTGCGTGCGAGCGCTCCCACCAAGGTCGAACTGACGTTCTCCGAAGTGCTGGACGGCACCATCACGCCCGCGCCCGCGGCCTTCACGCTGGCTACCCCTGGCAAGACCATCACCTCGGTTCTCGTCTCGGGCAACAAGGTGTTCCTGACCGTGAGCGTCGCTTACGTGGAAGGCGACCTCGCTACCGCCACCGTGGCCTACACGAAGCCCGGCACGAACCAACTGCGCGACCCTTCGGACAACGAAGTCGCGTCGTTCACTGCTGCCGCCATCGTTTGGGTTGCGTAATGCAGAAGCTCCGCTACGCTGTGACGGCTTTGACCGTTGCCGTAGCGGGCATCGCGGGCACGAAGCTCTACGAAGGCAAGTCCAATACTGCCTACGTGGAGCGCGTCGCCGGCAATCAGGTCGTCACGGTCTGCTACGGGCACACGCGCACGGCCGCTTTGGGCCAGCGCTACACGGACGCCCAGTGCGATGCCCTGCTACTCAAGGACCTTAACGAGAACTACGCGCCGCATGTGCGCCGTCTCGTGAAGGTGCCGCTATCACAAGGCGAGTTCAACGCGCTAGTTGACTTCGCTTACAACCTCGGCGTAGGAAACCTAGCCTCAAGCACCCTGCTGAAGCTGGTGAACGCCAAGCAATACGACCTTGCCGCCCTGGAATTCCGCAAATGGAACCGCGTTAACGGCAAGAACTGTGACATCCCCGCCAACAAGTGCGGCGGTATCCCCAAGAGGCGCGAATGGCAGCGACAAATGTTCGTGTCTTAGGGCGCAACTACCGGATCATCCGCAAGGAATTGCAGAACGAGTACGGTGTCTGCGACAACACCAAGGGTACGATCACCATTGCTACGGGTCAAGACTCGTTCGGCGAGAAGGACACCCTGCTGCATGAGATCATGCACGCCATCCTGCATCAGCAGGGCTACCACCATGCGTACAAGCTGGAGGAGTCCTTCGTGCGCCCGCTAGCTACGGGCATCATCACGGTGCTTCAAGACAACCCGGCCTTAGCTAAGGCTCTCATTGCAAAGGTCGCTCTATGAGCCTCGCCAATCCTCCGCGCAGCTACCGCAACGCTGCGGCTGCTACGCCTTCCGACACCACCGACCTCCCATCCGTGAGCCGAGCCTTGCTCGCCCGCGTGGCCGGAGACATCAGCGTTATCACTATCGACGGTACGACCATCGCACTTCCGGTGCAAGCTGGCGTCATCTTCCCCATCTCGGCCAAGCGTGTGCGT